AATCCATAGCGAAAGTGTTTGTTATAGATTGACAATTAGAATCACCGGGCGCGAAGAGGGCCATATTATTAGACAGAGTTTTATAAGAACCAAATTGTTTATTTTTAGAAAAATCACTATTGAAGCCAGTGCAATCTATTACTAAATCAGGATTATCTACTTTACATAATCTGGGACGCGTTATTTCTTCTAGAAGAATAATCATTTTTAAAGCATCTAAATGATAAGCATGCATATTATTGGGAAACGGGTGTGTCCAATCAGTTTTATGCCAACCATGATGTTTAATACCATATTTAATTACGCCATCACATTTATTAATTACATCATCTTCAGATATTCCACAATAATCAAAAAATTTAACTAGTCCGGGTAATGTACTTTCTCCAACACCTATAGGTTTGGAATTTTTAGGAAGCTTTATTTCAACTTTATTAGTTTGGGATAGATATGCAGCAGCTAACCATCCAGCGCTTCCGCCGCCTAAAATTATTATGTTCATAATTGATTAAACAAATATAATGTTTCTTTAAATGGAATATATACAGGATGTCCATTTTGTGTTTCTATATTTAAAAATTGATATTGGGACATATTATCAAAAAAACCAATATTCGGGTGTAGCATATGTTTCATCCGGTGTAAGGGGAGATCATTTGTATTTGATAATAAAAGCGTGCGATTTAATCTATAAGTATAATCTAATGATTCTTTTTCCATGTCATCCAAAACCAAATTCATATCATAGCTAACTAAATCTCTCCAATGAACATGTTCATTTAACATAAACACCGCTACTTGTTCAGGTATAGAGTTTGGAATAAAATCTGAAGTCAGATCATATTCACTCATATAGTCTACTAATGTTTCTCCGTTAGATGCAGGACAAACACCTCTATCAGGATTATTATGCATACTACATGTCCATGTCTGTAATGTAATAGCAAATTCTTCCATGGTTTTTTTCATCATCTTACACCATGCTTCTTCCACTGTTCAGGATACTTTTCTCGTAATATCTCATCTATAGAGTCTTCAAATGCTTTGCTATTTCTGCCTGGTTTATAAGTACAAGGAAATTTAAAATCTTTTAAATCATCATTCCCAAAGTTTTTTTTCCAAAAGTTGACTATCTTGTTTATTATCATATTCTCTTTCTTTCCGTTAAGCATTCATCCATCATGTACCATAGTCAAAAAATCATCATGTGTAATATTGTTTGAATAATCTATATCGTAATCAGGCTCAGTCCAATCTACATATTTCACATTTTTTGTTTTGTTTAAGTACGGTTTTTCGTAACCAATTAACATTGATGCAAGGTTAAAATGATTAAAAATGGTTTCTCCTTTTTTACAATATCTCTTTTTAGAAAGAAACATATTCAAATAATCATTATATTCTTCAATGTTTTGTTGATTATTCCAATATCTCCAAAATTCGGAATCAGTTCTGTCACTCAATGTATAATGATATTTTACAAATTCTTTTGAATGTTTGAGAAATCTTTTGAGATGTCTAGATAAAACTTTAGATTCTTTTGAAGTCCATTTCTTTTTCTTTTTATATTGGTCTACAAAATTAATTACCGTCACACAGGTTAACATCAATGAAGTCGCTTCCATAGGTTCTATAAAACTCTGTGCCAGCCCATTTGATATGCAATTATCGACCGCAACATTTTTCATAGATCCATTTTCATATTTTATGCAATCAAATACAAAATCTATTTGGCCATTCCAAGCATCTTTTAAAATTTTTCTTGCCTCATCATCAGAAGTAAAATAATCTGAATAGATAAATCCACCTGCAGTTCTATTACGTGTATTCACATCCCACAACCATCCATCAGGTTTTGCAGTCAATTCCGTATAAATTTTATGTTGTTTAGGAACACCTCTGACTTTTCCAGCAACAAATTTATTACAAATCATGTCATCATAACTTTCATAATCAGACAATTTTGAAATCAAAACTCTATTAAAACCAGTGCAATCAAAAAATACATCACCATATACGGTTTGGCCATTTTCTAAACGTAAAAATTCTATACCATTTTCATTTATGCAAACATCTTTTACACCACTGGTAATTAATGTGTAATCATTGAGATGTTTCTGTAATGTCGCTCCAAATTTATCTGCTAATATTTGATATGCATGCCCTGGTCGATCACTAATTGTTTTTGGATAAGGAGTTAAATTTTTATCAAGCAAATATTGTTGAGGACCGTGAAACAAATTAAAATATTTTGTGGACATATCTAAATTATTGATACAATACTCAACAGAATCTACTTTTGTTTCTGAAAATTCGAAAGCATCTTCAAATAAATGATACCACACGCTACCTGAATAATTCCAATCATTAAATTTAATTCCATATTTAAATGTAGCATCACTATCTTTTAACCAAACATTTTCTGAAATATTTGCATTTTCGGCTATCAAACGCAATGTCGGTGTTACTGTTTCACCAACACCAATCGGGTTATTTTGCTCTTCATGAATAACTGTCAACTCACAATCAATAGAATTTTTTATATAACTAGCAGTTGTCCAACCTGCAGAGCCACCTCCAACTACTATGATTCTAACCATGATACCAAATGAGGATGTAAATAATCTTTATAACTTTGTGATCTGGACATATCAAATAATTCTATTTCTCTCTTAACTAAATCTTTCTTTTCAACGTTTCGTAATTTATAAGATTGAAGAATTTGATGATGTTTTCTAGAATCTATAAAAGGTACCATCAATAAAGATCTACTTAAATGTTTAGGACTGATACCCCTATTATCAGGATATACTTCACAATATGAAATAAAAACTTTTTTAGGTAAGGTACAACACCATGACCAATGATTATGAAGATCTAAGATATTTAAAGCAGAAATAACAACAGCAATATTAATTCTACCCAAATTAGTAGAACTATTTAAAAATAAACGAACGGATCTATCTAAATCATCAAAACTAGCAGGATGACGTATATAGTCATATCCTTCTTCTATTGAATCTATACTAATTTTTGGAAACTGTTTTTTGAATTGATTTAACTTACCAATTAATTCATCATTAAATAAGGTACCATTAGTATGATACGCTAAGATGGTATCTTTTGCCCAACCTTCTTTAATATATTTATCCAATAAATCTATTATTAATGAATCAAAAAATGGTTCGCCACCACTAAATCTTAATTCCTTTACTGGATTATTTAAAAGCCATTTATATTGAATCGAATTTTTTACTTTTGGTATATTTAATTCTTCTCTAAATTTACCAGCTGTTATATTTTCAATATCTTTAATTAACCCTTGGGATTTGAAAAACTTCCAATCTAACATTAACCTATGACTTGTTTGTGGATCACACATTCTACAAGCTAAATTACATTTATTAGATAAGGTAAAATCAATTGAATCTAATTGTCCTTTAGGAATTATATCATCATTATGAATATAAAAAGGTTCAATATTCCTCTCTTCCATATCCCAACAGGTTTTACAGAAAGCATGTTTACGATTTTGATCGAAATCATCTCGTAATAACTTAAACTGTTCGGTTTCAAAAATTTCTGGAGGAGTTAATAAATGTGCTTCAATCATACCCATTGGATCTTCCCAATCAGGTCTTGACATATTGCAGCATGGATGAGACCACTTTAATTTATCGCCGTCCCAATCTTTTAATGCAATTTGTTTGTAAGGGTAACTACATAGCATTCCAACCAAGTGCTTTCAAAGATGAAGAATCTGCACAAGTTTCTTCTGATTCACCAGTTACATTTTTAAATGGTAATGCATCAATATCAAATCCTTCTGGAGAATGTGTTTGTGCAAAATCATATACAGACATTGGACTGCCATACCCGATATCATAGACTGGCTTTACAAATTTCCAACTTTTAAAATTTTCCATTAATATTTTAATAGCATTACAAACATCACCTACATGACACCAATCTCTAGTATGTGTTGTAAGATATCCTATTTCTTTTTGTTGAAGTTGTCTATAAAACATATCAGGGCGAGAACGGTCTCCCCATACTGTAAAGAATCTCATTCCTACAGCATTATTAGGGGCCATTGCTTCACACGCAGCTTTTGTCATTGCATAAGGACTTTTCATATCTTCAACAGAAGAACTTGATGCATATAAAATTTTAGAATTTTTATAAGTATCAAAGATACGTTTTGTTCCCTTAATATTTACTTCATAATAGTCTTTTAAATATTCCGGTTTCCAACTATTACGAACACCAGCTTTTGCAGCTAGATGAATAACATATTCTGTATTTAAAAATGGTAAAGGATCTTTAGTAATATCGCAATGAGAATGAGGGACTTCCCTGTCTTCCCAGCCTAACCCGGAACAGTCGTCTATACCTTTAACATCGTAGCCTTCGTTCATTAGGTAGTCATATAAATGATGACCAATGAATCCTTTAACGCCCGTTATCAGGACTTGGTTTTTCACTTCCATTCCTTCAATGTCGTTTCCAAGAGTTTCCAATAATCCGGAGTTTTTTCTTCGAAAACTTGTGGCTCCTCATTCTCAACCGCCATAACTATTACAATATTATTTATAGGTATTTCTGTTCTTTCTTCAAACATTATAGAATATGCTGTTGCTTGTAAAAAATAATCTTCTACCCATTCTTTCTTTTTTGGTTTACCAGAAGTTTTCCAATCCAATATTGCTTTCTCTCCTTTCCAGTCACCAACACAATCACAGCGGCCGGCAATTCCCAATTGTTTGGACCAGAGAGGTATTTCAATACCAGCAATATTATTAAGATGAGAATCTATAAAGGGTTTAATGCTATGAAACATAGCTTGAACATTAGGCAAACTTTTTCCAAAGTAATCAGTTTCGTTAGCAATATATTTTTCCACAATTGTATGCATACTCGTGCCTCGACGAGTTGCTTGTGTAGTTATTTTATTTGCTTCTTCTTCACCAATTCTTTGCCTCCATTCTTTAAAGAATTGCGCTTTTTTACGACCCAAGACTGTTGTAATAGAAGGAAAGTTGCCATCAGGTGTTTGATATACTCTTTGGCCGTCTATATTAGTTGTTTCTAATTCTTCAAAATCTAACTCAACATGATTAAACATTCATATTACTTCCCGGATAATTCCTTTTCATTTGTTTCAAGTGGTCTGTAAAGGCTTCATCTGGTTTTTTCTTATGACCCTTTATAGTTGTACCTGAAATATTATCATAAACAAATCCGGGGCATTGTACTTTCATTTGTACCGTGTCCCCGTTACAAGAAGGACACGGCTCTTCTTCTGGTACATGTCGATCTACTATCTTATACGACTCTTCAAACTCATGGCCGCACTCTTCATTTTTACAAATATAATCATAAAATGGCATAATCACCTATAAAAAATATGTCTGTCAATTTGTACTGTTCTTTTTTTGTATTTAGACCACCTTGGATTATCAATATAATCCGCATGGTAATGAGTAGCGCCATCTGTTATATCTCTTAAATGGTCTCTTTCGTTGCTTTGATAAAACCATTTTGCTAAACCTTGAATATGCTCCCAATTTTTCCCTGGATATGGTGTATCATGTTTACCATCACAATACCAAGAAAATTGACACTGATCTCTCTTGGGAAAACCGGTAGTATGCACTGCTGCTTCATAAATTACCTTACAATAGGTATTTGGAAAATTATTATCTACTACTCTATTGTGTGTAACAAAAGCTACTGCTAATTTGCCAGCAGTACTTTCAATCGCTGCTTCAAAATATATATTATGTGCTAAACAAGATATTTCATCTTGTGGATATACTCTTTCTTTTTGTTTCCAGGTGGTTTGTCGCGGTTCTAGATTAATAATTGGTGATTCTAGATGTTGTTTTAATGTAATATTTTCTACCCGCGGTTTTAATTCTAATTGCGTAGTATTTACTCTAGCATCCGCAATTTGATGAACCACTTTTACTGGATACATTACCATTACTATAGTGATAGCAATAGATAATGCTAATATTTTAAACATATGTTTACTCCGAAATGTTTGTCACACTTCTCATGTATGTATATGATACTACTTTGATTTCTTTTTCGACACTGGCAATGGAGGAATGAGATGAGGAAATGTTTCCTGTACTAGTCGATATGTAAGCCCATGGATGCCTAAATCTTTATTTTTTATACCTATTATCATCTTGGCCTCTTGTGGTGTTACGCTTTCTAACATAGTAATAAACATTACTTCTCGTCTACTGGGATTTATATTTGCGCCTGTACAAAAATCAGGTCCGCCCGGGCCCTCTACAAAATATCTTAATTTGCGAATTTGTCCGTAAAGCAGTGTTGATCTTGGATCTTCTGCTTGAGCTTGAAACGGCGGATCACCTTCAGGCAATAAAAACTTTACATCCGGATGGAATGTATACCATAACATATTTTCCAAATGATCTGTTTTATTTTGTGCAAGTAATTCCCCTCTCTCCTTCTGACTTTTTGCTTTATCAATCGCGTTAAATAATTCTATAAGTGTCATAATCTAAAACTCCTGAATGGATTCAGTCAATTCTTTAAGTCTATGCTTAATAAAATAATTAAGCATTTTATCACGGCCAGTGTACTGATCACTCTCGTACCGTGTTAGTATATTTATCTGAATTGGATCTGGTATACGCGCTAAATCTATTAAAATTTCATTCCTTTTATAGTTCCGTAAAACTTCTCCCTCGAACAATTCTTCTGGATTTCCGTTCAACCAATTCTCAATTTTTTTCTTTGAAAGCGGTTTTTGCCGCAATCCTTCTACTAAACAATTGTCATTTGACAATATATTAGGTATTCCATCACTACGATCACCTTTTACAATTAAAGCCCTTAACTGTTCTTCCGGTTTAGGGTCATTTATAAATTTCTTTGTTAAAGGAGACCATTGTGAAATGTTATTATATTTTTGTAATTGTACAAAATCTTTATCTGAAGAAACAATCAAAATTGGTTCTGAATTATAATTTTTACAAATAACACCTATAATATCATCTGCTTCGCATCCTTCTATATTGACAACTTTATAAGGCAAATGTTCTCTTATTTCACCACGAATATTATCAATAACCTCAAATAAAGATTTCCAATCTATATTCTGTTTGTTTTCTTCTCTAGCTTTTTTACGATTAGCTTTATATAATGGAAAATACTCTTTTCTCCAATTACCTTTATTATCGCAACAAAAAACCATGTCTGTTCCGTATTTGTCACAAAATCGATTACGAATCATCTTAATGTTATTCATAACCATATGACGGATCATATCACTTTCTTTATCAGGATCATATTGCTTTCGATATACCATAAAATTAGCAATTATCATCTGGTTGTAGTCAACTAATATCATTTTTTCTTTTTCTTTTTATTCTTTCTATACGAATTTAATTTAATTTTTACTTTTTCCTTTCTCACTGTTTGAATATTATCACACTCTTCTATTAAATTATCATAAAATTTAATTAATTTATTTTTAATAACCCCATTTAAATGACTATATGCTTCTTTAAGGTCCGGCTCTGTTTTTGCTAATCGTATTTCATCTGCTAATTCATTAATCTCTGTTTTTAAATGCTTAGCAACAGGTCTGGAAATTTTATTTTGTTTTATAAAAGATTTAAAATTAAACTTATTTTTAAAATCATTTTCAAGTTGTTCATCTACAATATCTTCTATATCATAACGTAAGTTTTTCGCCAAGACGCGCATTCTTTCTTGAATATTTGGCTTTACCTTATCCGGACTCGCTGCTTTTTGTTCATGTTGTCTCTTATCCGTAATTAATTCAATCTTTTTTAATTTCTCAATAAAAAGTTTTTCAAACTTTTCAGGTAAAAATCCACAACCCCTTGTTTTTAATCGTGCAATATAACCAACATGCATTCCCACTTCTACTAGGTCTACTGGTTTAATCTTTTTGGGTGAATTTGTCTTAACTTTATTCTTTTTATAGTATTCAGAAACAAATTCCATACATTCTTTAAAATCATAAAACTTATAATACCATCTAAATGCATCATAGCATGCTTCTGTTAATTGATCTTCAGTTAAACCATCCCAATCATTTGGATCTGGCTCTTCACCCATGTGTTGTGCTTCAAGTGATCTTTTTTGAAATGCCATTTTAACTTGCCTCTGGTGGATCCGGAGTTATCTTATCAAAGACTTCTTGTGCTATTCTATCAAAAACTTCATAAGAAACAGGTTCCCAATTTGCCTCTTCTCCATATTCAAAACATAATATTTTACCATCATGAGCTTGTGCTAATATCATTTGTGTTGGACCAAATAAACTTGGAATGCTTTGTGCAATAATATGTACAAATAATGGCAAGTCTTTATGTTTATAAAATTCATTTAATCTCAGAGGAACATGTGTTTCCGAAGTTGATTTTTTAAGATCCTTATTCTTTTTATATTCCGATAGATCTATTACTTTCATATCTTGATTTTAGTTCACACATTATATAATGTAATATAACAGACATCACAGCTTCACATGTTTCCATATGATTATAGTTAATATGTATATACTTTTGGAGTTTTGCCTTTAAAATACCACCAGCATACCCCAAAATACCGCAAGTATTAATCCCATTAGATTTAGCATAATCAACAGCTCTAACGACATTTTCTGAATTACCACTACCACTTAAAACGAATAAAGAATCGCCATGATTAGCATATATTATGAGTTGATTCACAAATATATTATCATAACAATCATCGTTAGATGTAGCAGTAATGAAACCAATGTCGTTACAAAGAGAAATAGCCCTAATCCTAGGTTTTGAACTTCCATTTTCAATAACCCCTTTTGATAAGTCCTGTGCGAAATGACTTGCATTTAATGCACTACCACCATTACCACATATAAAAAATTGTTTTTGAGATTCATATGTTTCCCAAATGCCTTCTATCAAATTATTAATATGATCTTGTCGTACTGAAGACATCACCTCTTTAACCTCAGCCGTATGCTGATTCCAAAATTTATTTCTCATTATTAAATATTATTCTTGATCCTTGATTGTCAAATCGTATTCTGAAAGTATCTAATTCGGGAAACTTTGATTGTAACCCTTGAGAATCTTCTGTCATAAAAAGTAAATATCCTCCACCCCCTGCGCCACAAATCTTATAACCTATAATTTTTTGTGCACATCTTGATACCAACTGAGTTATTTTATCATTTATAATATTTTTAGCTAATTCCTGTTTTATCCTCATTGAATTAGTTATATCAAATCCAAATTCTATATATTCTTTTTTCTTTAGATGATATAATCCTTCTTCAACATATTCTGCCATTCTATTATATTTCTGAACTTTTCTTTGTGTATTTTTTCTCTGATCAGTCAAAATATCTGATGAATTTCTATGTATACCAGTATTAACTAAAACAAGCATATTTTCAAGGGTTTCATCAATTTCTAGTTTATTAATAAGAACCCTACCAGATTTCTTAAAGGTAATAGCATTAAAACCGCCGTAACTGACAGCAAACTGGTCTTGCTTGCCGATTGGCTTCTTTAAGATTTCCATCTCAATATGACATGCTAAATGAGCTATATCAATCAGGTTTAAATCTGCTTTTATTAAAGTTCCAACAGCATGTATTAAGCCAACTAAGATACTTGACGATGAAGCAAGACCGGATCCTTCAGAAGGTATATCTGCTAAAGTTGTAATCTCTAATCCAAAATCTATCTTAAAATGTTTAAGTGTTTCTCTGATATATTCATGCTGAATATCATCAATAGAATTACAAATTTCTTTTTTAGAATAATTACATACCCATTGTTTCCTGTAAAGTCTATTCACTACAACATATGTATATTTGTCTATTGCTGTGCTAATTACTTTACCAGGTTTATCGGCATTTTTATAATATTCAGGCAAATCCGTACCACCACCGAGAAAACTAACTCTTAGTGGTGTTTGACAAACTAACAATTCGTTCCTTTAATTCTGTTGAACTATAATCATGATCCCTTCGACAATAATGAATATCAATATCTCTATCTTGACATATATTATACCCTGTTATTGTTTTTTTATCAACCCAATATTCATTACCTAAAAATCTTATATGAAGTGGAGTTATTGTTTTAAGCATATTCACAAGATCTTCCTCTGAATCATATGGAATAATCTCATCTACATACTTACATCCCTTTAATTGGGTATAACGTTCAAAACACGATTGAACTACCCGATTTTTATGTTCTGGATATGTATGTAATCCAGCAATAAGATAATCACAACGTTCTTTTGCTTCTTCTAACATTGTAACATGTCCTGCGTGAAGTAAATCAAAACATGAAAAAACAATTCCTCTAATCAATCTTCTTCTCCTTTGAGATTATCATCGATTTCATCTTCAATCTCCATTAAATCTAACATTTCTATCCATTTAGGGGCTCTATAATCCCAACTATAATATTTGTCTGCATGTACTTTAGCACGATCAATTACATCGAAGGTATCTTCTTCCCAATAATTATCCATTAATTTATCTAGTTCATCTGCAAACCTATAACAATGTTCAATTTCATCTTTAATATAAGGATACATAAAAGCATGATCTGAACAAGTCTCGGGTAAAGCACCTAAATTATTTGTTACCATCGCTGTTCTTGCAGACATTGCTTCCATGGCGGTTCTACATGAAGTCTCCTCCCAGATACAAGGATACGCCCAAATATTCATATCTTTCCACTCTTCTCTTAAAGGTCTCCCTATAATAGATTTGTGTAAAGTCATATTTTCATTTTGTTCAATATGAGTTAATAATTCATTAAAAGGTTGATCATTCTCTTTCCATCCATAAACACTATAAGATGAATAAACATGTAAATGCCAATCATCTCTTTCAAGTTCATGTAAAGCATTACATAGGATGTGCAATCCTCTTTGAGGTGTAGAACAATATATTAAATTTAACTTGCCATCCTCTCCAAGTTCTTTCTCATAATGATCATGAGGAAAAATCGCTGTTTTCATCACTTCACATCTAGTAGTAGGCAAATCATATTTTGCTATAAATGTCATCATTTGCCAATGACTAGAAAAAATGAATTTTTCAAATTGTGATTGTCCGTTAGGCGCATCAAGAAGTTTATGACATGGATCATTTGCTAAATCATGAAACCACCAAAGTTTTGGTAAAAGAGACTGAACATCATCGTCATATATTCTTGAAATTATCCATTGATAATCATTCTTATATTTTTCTTCTAAATGAGACCATAACTCTAATGTCGTTAATTCTGTTCCTCCAAAAGATTTTTTCGCGATATTTCCCTCACGTCTTTGTGGAATATCTGTTGCTTTATAAATGTCTAAATTCATGTTGTCACCGAAAATGTTTGTGGTACGTTCAAAATATGATTTATTAATTCCCTATGAAAGTCTTTATTAGCTTGTCGGCATTCTTCAAGAGAACTTTTATATTGTTTTTGTTCTTTTTCATTCAATGCTTTCCACCAATCAGGAGCAGGACAAAAAATAGGTTTATGTTTTAATCCATAAAATTTAGATGCCCACGGAAATGCAACTACAACTTTTCCTAAAAGAGTCGCCCAATAAGCACCATGATATGAATTTGTAACAACAACATCCCCACTTCCAATAAATTCTATTGCCTTTTCAAATGTTGTCGTATTATCATTTGCCATATGAGGATAATCCCAAGTTTGTTTTGGTAGTTGATGAATAAGAAACATCGGTAATGATTGATGAGTAAAAAATACAACATCATGTTTCACTTCATATTCCTTATCAAATGCTTCATGCATGCAACTAGCACATGGAACCCATCTGGTTTCAGGAATTGAAGTATAGATCATCGGGTAATGATCTCTAATACCTAATAAATCAAATTTTCTAACATAAAAAGGATACGTTATATCTATTGAAGGAATAAACTGTGTTTGTTCATCCATACTAACATAAGTATGTTCACCTAAACCCCAACCAAATATTCTACAATTTGCATTTTTTTGATTTACTATAACATGGCCCATAGGTCTCATTTGTCCTATAAGTCCTCCACCTCCATAAATGACATTTTCATGTGGTGGTATATATTCATGCTCTAATTTATAGATGTCTTTTTTGTTTCCTGGCAAATCAAAATACATAGCAGGACTACTATACCAATCTCCTATGTTAGTCTCGTCTGCCCTAAATATATTTGTAAATTGTAAATTTTGAGGATACATATGGATGATTTAAATGATTTTGGTTTTAGTACAGTAAGTGAAACTGACTTTACTGCTGCAACTAAAGAACCAGAAACAAAAGTAGTAGAGGCCGCTGTTAAAGAAGCTAAAGCGGGGCAAATAAAAGAAGTTGAAGGTACTGTAAATAAAATATGGAGTCTGCTTGATTATCATTATGAAGATATTGATAAGCATAAAGATAAGTTGAATAAAGAATATGAACGACAAATGAAAGAAGTCGAAGATTTAATAGTACCGTTGTTAAATAACTTGGCGAAGTCTTCAACTAATGAATATATATTTTGGCCGGGTAGGAGAGAGATTTTGGAAAAGCAAATCGAGAAAATTACTGCACATACTCGAGACGTAAATATTTTCACTGAGTAATTCCGTATTTACAAAGGAAGTAGGAATCAACAATATCTGTAGCTGGATTGCCCTCTTCTTGGACTAATTCGAAAGACTCTGGTTCTGCTTTCCATGCTTCTAACATTGCTTCTTTATTAGAATTCCCCTTACCTGTGGCAAACTTCTTAATAACTGTTGGTGGGATAGTTTCATAGCGGAAACCATTCTCCATTAATTTTAATTTTAAAATTCCAACATTTTCCGCGATATGAAAAACTCTGCCTGTTGATCCATATGAATAATCTTCCAAAATAACCTTTTCAACTCTTCCACTATACCAACGCAACGTATCTATAGTCCATTCTGCTAAAAACTTAAACTTATCTATACCTTTTAAATCTTTTGGTAATTTATAACAAGTTACATTTTGAAGGGAGGACCACCTGGGCCTCCACTTATCCAAAGCAAAAAAATTAAAAGTACAATTATTGGGACTAAATATTCCATTTTTATAAATGCACACTGCGGGACTACTAGTTGAATAATCTATTCCTGCACATATCAATTAAAATCCTAACTGTTGCAATTCTTTTATACTATTTTCTGCAGATGTATGTAAGATTGCAATTCCGCCTTTGGCCTTAAACTGGGCCACATTTTTTTCATTATCGTCAATTAATAAATTGGGAGAAAGATTATCCTCAACAGCGAAATACTGTTTTTCTTCCCAAAAACAAACATGAACTTTTGAAGGGTATATATTAAAATGGTTGAGACACCATTTAAATTTTTGGACACGAGCGCCATCAAATTTGCCTCTTTTAGGAATAGCTGTAAGCACGTGAATATCAAATAATCCTCGAACATAATCAACTAATAAATCAGCATCAGATAACTTGGGTAAGGTTTCAAAAAAGTTAGAGGGCAATTTACTCCAATCATCTGCCCATTCTTTTTTACTTCCACATTGTTTAGCGACGGCTCCATCAAAATCACTAAGGACACCATCCATATCAAGAAATACTATCATCTTCAATCATATATAAAATTTGTATCAGGATTTCTTTCCTTATAATTATTATCAAGAACATCCTCCAGCCAGATCTTCCCTTCCCCAGCCGGAGAATCCTCAATAGATTTCCAGATCTTCGAAACAGATGTTTTATTTAAAGATTCCGTATATGTTCGTAAAACGTCCATACAATCGTCACAATATTTTTCGAAGTCTGTTTTCATATTTCCTTTATAACTTAAAATTCGAAATGTTTCCAGAATCTTTTACCAAATATGCATCAAAAGAAACATCCGGATATTTTTTTGAAAGAGACATAAAAGAATTCAAGTTTTGTTTAGAGTCGTCAAACAACCTTGCTCTTTTATATAGTCCTGTTTTTAAATACTTTTGAAATATATATTTTTTATTTTTTGCTGGAGAACCTAGATTTAAATTTCCGGCACGCTCTACATGTATCTTATCAATATCTATTCCATGAGCCCTGAACGTATCTAAAAAAGTGTCTCTGTCATCAAAGTCTGATCGTGCAGTAGCCATAATAACTTTTGAGCCTTTTGGAACAGCTCTTTTAAGTATAGCTTTAGCCTTAGCGATCATTTTTCCAATTGGTGTTGAAGTTTGTTTAAAAAGTTTAGCAGATTTAAACTCTCCGAAATCAAACTCCTCTCCATCTTTAAGTTTATATGTATTAAACTCTTGATTCGTTAATGCATGTATAACCTTATCATCTTTTTTTACATGCACTTTCGCAGTCGTATGAAAAAGGGTATCATCTATATCAAAGATTGTTAATCCTTTTCCAGCAGCTTCTTCTAAGTATTGTAAAAATGACTTCATTGATTTCTTTCTTTATATTATATATCAATGTAATTAAAAAATCAAGTAAAAAGATACTATATTAAATCAACTACTTCACAACCACCAGGAGCCCCGCATGCCGGTGATTGCGCTCCTGCAGTGTGATCTTCTTTCTCATAATCTCCTAACTTACTCCAATTTACATTCTTAGGCATTTTCGTTACTAATTCATCGTGTTGTTTTTTATTACAATCTTGATATGGAGCTTGTTTATAATTATGTTCGCTAAATGGTAAAAATGAAATACCACTAATATTTTCAAAATTATCCCATACCCAAGAACCAACACCTAACCATTCAGGTTCTTTAACTGAAACAGTAACAGATGGTTTATGTTCGCACCAATGATCTTGATATAATTTCCAAAGATCTAATTGTTCGAGTGCGGTCAGATCTGTTCTACAAACAGCACCTTTTGGACTTTTTTGTGGAAACGCAAAAACTGTAGTATGATCTGGTTTTGTTACGTCAGGTTCATTAGGAAAATTTTGATCTTTCATAAATTTACACAAAGGATCTTTATTATCTGCTCGCACTGTTCTGATGTAATAAGGATTATGACGGGCATGAATACCACTAGCAGAATCAACCAACTGAGAAACAGTACCCGAAGGTTTAACACACGTAATGGCGGCTGATCTAGGGATACCGAGTTTATCAGCCCATTCTGCATTCGTTTTAATGGCAATCTTACGAAGTTCATCCAATAATTCACCAGTTTTCTTTTTACCAGATTTACCATTAGTTAATCCATTGTCCATGATCCCGGTAAGAGAAACTCCGAGCAATCGTTCCTCTGCGCAGTTTCTGTTCCACTCTCTTGTAAGATATTTGAAGTCGGTGAGGGTGGACTGAAATGTTCCAAGAATGGTCGCACTGCGAACTTTGTTTTTGAGAGACTCGCTAGTGTCTGATCCTCTGACAACGACTTCGGAGAGGTTGCAGAATTCTCTTGATCGTAAAATGATTTCGCTGCACGGATTTGTGCCAAAATCGTCTCTGGCATCTCGTCTTCTAATAAAATTTCCATTTCCATCTGGTTCTCTTTCATTTAATTTTTGAACTTGGCTTTTAGCCGATACGCTGTTATATATTCCACGCTCTCCAGATTTTGAATCATAGAGAGATAACCATTCTCGCATAAAAGTCCCAACATCTGGCTTTTCTTTATAATTAACTGAATTGTTTGCGAGTGACCGTTGTACATTAAGTTTATACCATTCGCCATGTTTTGCGAATCGCATCTCTCTATCGTTTAAATCAGACAAGCTAATAAGAGCACTTCTACGAACTCCTCCGACAACAACAACTTCTGCTGTTTTACAAATAATATCATGACATTCAATAGGTTTAAGTTTTCTTCCGGCTGAATTTTTAAATATATCTTTAACAAAATTAAATAAATCAACTAATGGTTCGGGTCCTGAAGCCCGACCACCAAAAGTCTTTAATGGCATCCCAGCAGGTCTTACTTTACTAACATCCCATTTAGGTATCAAACCTTGATATAATAAAGCAACTAATTCTTTATATGATTTACACCATCCTAACTTACTATCAGCAACAACAATAACAGTATCTGTTGGATAAAATTCTTCAGCGATTGTCGGCATCTGTTTTGTATATTCTTCTTCAACAGAAAATCCAACACCTGTTCCGTTCATTAAAACATACATAATTTCATCAAACGTTCTTTGATTATCACATTTTACATATGAGCAATTATAACCGGATACATTTTCCTTTTTTAATGGAACCCCGGCTGTCATCATACATCTCATAGACGGCATAATTTCTAAATTTAAAACTTCATCTTCTAATTGTTTTCTTTCTTCATCAGTTAAATCATAATTACATTTTTCATTTAAATCTTCTTTAAAAAAATTAAAATACCTGCCAACTGTTTCTGGCCATGTTTCTCTTCTTTCATTTTCATAATTCCATCTTGCATATCTAGAAAGATGTATAAAGGATTGGTATTCTGTAGGCAAATTCATTCTTCTTTCCCTTCTGGTTTGAGCTTTTGTAAAAATTCCGTTGATTCGCGCTCTGATAACCCGTACTTTGCCATTACCCAACTACCATTTAAATTGTCTTTAATTATACGCATTTCTTTTTGAGAAAAAGAAACTGCATTTAAAATATAATCTTCAAACGCGTCACAACAAAGGGGAAATTTGGGTTTCACTAGATTATACATCACTGATGCATAATCTCTAACTTCTTTCTGTGCGTGTTTGTCCATTCTCAATTTACAAAATCCAAAAAAATTATGTAAATCTGTTTTCCAAATAACTTCTGTATAATTGCCAACAGGCAGTACTGAGCGTGCTAATTCTCGAGCTAAATCCAGATCTAGTAAATTTTTGTAGGCCCAGGAAGCATTATCATATTGGCGATTAAATTCATATTTAACCAGTCCTTTTTTTTCAAGATCTTCGCCCCTACCTTGGTTATTCTGTTTTGATTGCTTTTGAATATCATTATCATGTGGTACGTAAAAATCATTGCTCATAATTGAGTATCGTCCTGAATACTCATTTAAGTTCGCCGTCCGATGCCGAACTATTTGTCTCATCACAAAAATTGGTAACTTAATATGAAACTTAACTTCACACATCTCAAAAGGTGATGTGTGTTTATGCCTCATTAAATACCGAATGAGATTTCTTGTTTGACTAGCCTTCCGAGTGCCAACACCATAACTAATTCGCGCTGCGTTCTCAACTTCTTCATCATCACCCATAACATCTAATAATTTAACAAATCCAAATTCATGGACTTTCACTTCTTCTGTCATGTCCTTTTCCATTGATTTAATTTTACCCGTGCAGGTAAGCCACGAAAGGTGTTAGTATTTATCGTCTCTTCAATCTGCAAAATGTCCATTCCAATCAGCACCATATCGTTAATATCTTTAACTTTAATTGCATCCGGCCATATACAAACTGCAAATCCTTTTTTCATGGCTTTCTCCATCTTAGCCACAATTTCTTTATTTCGTCGTTCGTTATCATAAACAAAAACAACATCGCGAGCGTAAAATTGAGTAGTGTCATCTATATCACTACCGGCCATAGCCAGAGCGTTAGGGAGAAACATACTATCAATAGGGCCTTCAACAATGTAAGTCCTTTGAGTTGGATCATTTCTATCTAATCCAAATATTTTACTTGCATCCTTATCAATCTTAACAGTAAAATACCTTAGAGTTGAATCCTCTAAACTTCTTCCTTGTGCTGCAATTAATTTTTTTTCTTTATTAAAAAACGGGATAATAATTCTGGGGTCATGTGGTCTTAATCGCGCAGCAAGTTCAACATCATATTTACTTACCCAACTTTTAAAACAATCCGCAAAGTACATATCACTATACCGAACTTTAGGTATTTTTCTTAAATCACAAAACTTTACAGCAGGATGATTTGCTCCTAATTCTATTAACTTAGGACACCCTACTTTTGTAAATACAGGTTTTCTAAAGACAGGTACTTTTTCTTCTTTATCTGGATGTGTATCATCACCCTCCTTTTCTCTCCACTTTTCAAAAGTATATTGCTTTGATAAAACAGGATCAAGTTTATCTATTAAAACTTTTAAGGGGCCACCAGAACCACAATTATGACACTTGAAAATTAAATTTTGTTTCTTATTAAAAAGATATCCCCTTGCTTTGAATAGATTCTTAGATGAATCTCCACATAATGGACATCTGAAATTATAAAGATCTCTAGATTTTCTTGTAAAACGTTGAAGGCGGGAGGATAATAAATTAGTATACTTATGATCTATGTAAAGACTCATATCTCTCAATAATTGGGGAATTTAATATAAAATTATATTATAACATAATAAAAAATTAATTTCAAGGATAAAAAAAGGGAATCTCAATGATTCCCTTTTGCCAAGGATGTTCTTTACTTGAACATTCGTATGATCTTAACGATTTCAACCCCCGCATTAATCGCTTCTTCTACCATTACTTCGGTATCATCAGCCAGGTCTTCTAATCCAAATTCGTCCTTGGCAAATTGCACCAATTCTGCGAATTCTTCATCGTCTAGGTCTTGGAGTTCAACTAAAATGTCTTCAATATTATCAATAGCTGGCCCCAACTTTTGTAATGGTTCAATAAATTTGAGAGCATCTGACCAACCAATATCACCGTCTTCCATTGCCGAAGCCGTTGCTTTTCCAAATGAAAACACAAAAGCTAAAACGTCTTTTGTCTCTTGTATTCCTGCCATAATTACCTTTCTAATCTAATTCTAATATAATTTTAAGATGGGAAAACTCTTAGATGTTCTTTAATGCCTTTTCTAGCTAGAATCGGCATAGCATCACCTTTTTTCTTCTTTTTTCTAACAGGTGGATCATCGCCTGCTTCGGCAGAACCTGCGATTCCACCTGCACCCATTGACATTGCGGGCGCATCTTCAATTACTTTTTCTTCGGGTTCATAATTTGAACCTAAAGTTGTTATTACTGGTATGATTGCTGCCAAATACATTTGCATTTTGAGAGGATCTAATCCCATTGTTTGGGCAGTTGCAATTGCATGCATTGCTTTTTTATTAGACATGTTTCTATGAACATCTTTAAATTTTGCTACTAAATTTTCATCAATTGTTTCTTCAATTAAAAACATCTGATCAGGATCATTCATATCTAATTGCCATTCATAACACATGTCTTCATAAAGAATTAAAAATTCTTCTTTCAATAACTTTTCATTTTGAAGTAATTTTAACGCTTTTTCTTCTTTAAGCAATAACAGTGCTGCAGCATAAGTTGCTATTCTTGATTTTCCTCCTGGTACGACAGCTAACAATCTTTTTAAATTGAAAATAAGTGTATCCATCATTGTATAAGCATCGCGTTGATCTTGAGTAGTAAATTTTCTTTTCTTAATAAGATTTTTACCATTCTTATCAATAATGCCTAATGCAAACGCTTTTGTTTTTTCAAAAGGTGTTACTAATCGTTTTAAAAAGGAAAATAGAAAGAATAAATCTGAACCTTGCGTTAATACTGATCTTAATCCTATAGGCATCTTAATTGCTTTATTACAAGTTTATCTAATTGTATATCACTATCTCGGATATCTCTACCCTTGACACCGCGAATAATTTTGGGCATCCTTCTTAAATAAATTAAAAAAGGTTTTAATACTGTCCAACTATTTTCTTCAATTTTATAAAATAATATTCGCGTTCCAGATTCATTATCAAATAAATTATATATCATAATTAAATGGTTAAGAATCAATCTTTCTTTTAACTCGCCGCATGCCAAATAATGATTTAAATGTCTTTTTAAATATTTAAATCGTTTCATGTCATCGCTATAATCCTCTGTACTTATACATTGAGGATTATTATAATGATTCATACAAAAAAATTCGATATTATTTTCATTAATATCATCAAAATTCATTCGCGTCGATCTTTTGGTCTTTCACAAGGCGTTTTGCTTCGACCTTCTTTTTCTTCTCTTCAAATGCTTTATCAACCATTTTATCTTCTTCAACTTTCTCAGGCTGATTATCCATCATAGACAAATAGTGGTTAGATACTTGTATAGCGCCGTTAAGAGAAGCGAGTGTGGACACAAGTTGTGTTTCTTCTGCCCTCACTGCTTCTATTCTTTCCTGTACGCTTGTAACATCTTTGTCTAAAAACCCTATTTGCTTTTCAATGTCTTCACGTTTAAACATAATTATCCATTTTATTAAATATTAACCAATATTATCCCACATTAACAAATACTTAGTTACACCTGAAACTTGGCACTTAATAGCACCATTTGCAGGCGCGGTATAAGAACCAGATGTATTAGCCCCAGTTGTAAAGAAAGGACCAACGTTCGCGCCGGCTGCGGCACCGTAACCACCTCCGGGTGCACAATCCATAGCAAACGAAACATTTTGTGAAGCTCCTGTTAAAGAAGCCGCTACATCCATTTTTAAAAATGCTGTGGGTGAAGCACTTGGAGCAGCTGCACTGTTTGCATGAGCTGCAATAATACAATAGGATGAACCAGCTGAAGAATCAGCACTATCCCATGTATTAAGATCTAAGATACCTTTAACAGCTGATACCTCTGAAGTGAAAGCAACATTTCCATCATGGATCTTTGCTGTAGCTGCAGATGCAGTTAATGTTGCAACATTACCTTGGGCCAATCCTGTTGCTTTAACATCAACAGTAATATCTGAAGTAACAATGCTATCAAAAATATCCGATGAGGAAGGTGCTATATTAGCAGTATGCAGAGTTTTATGAATCATCTCTGTTGTTGCTTGTGTAGTTCCGGTAATTGTATGTGTTACATTTCCGAAAAATGATTTAACGGTTAACTTTTTATTAACCGGGGATCCGGAAGGATCATCAATTACATGTAGTAAATCTTCTGACGCCGCTTCTGACGCGGGCGTTAAAGCGGTAATTTTCTTATCAGCCATCTCTTATCTCCTTGCTGGCTTTTGCGGTGGGACTCACCACCAGTTAAAATCATGCTGAGAATCGCTCTTGCGAAGGGTCTTTCTCAGACATCCAAATATTTAGGATACCAATCCTAAACGTGTCAATTCTGTTATAATATGTGCAGCGGTTGATGCACCGGCAACAAAAGTAGAATTAGCTGCGACGGGAGCTTTTCCATAAAATCCAACTATATCAGTTGCGGTTCCTATTTGTAAGCCACCAACAAATCTAATAACAGTAGTATTTGCAGATATGTACATATCTTTTTCTGTACCATCTTCAAATGCCATATCTATTCCAGATTCTAATTGCATATTACCAGTTTCAGAAAAGTTACTGGTAAAAGAACCATTATCCGGAACACTATCTTCTATTAATAGGCTACCTTGAAAATCAATTCTTGATTCTATTAAACCAACAATTTGCCATCGATCGGCTACCTTATGTCCGGTAACTGTATCAAATTTAATGCTGATACCATTAGCAAGCGCTTGATCAGTTCCATCAATATCAACAGTTGCTGCTCCAGTTGAAGTATCGCCGTCTCTCCACCATTTAAAAGTATCATTAGCAGTTACGGAAGTACCATCAATTTCAACGTGCCAACACGAATTTTCTTCTAAATCTAAAGTTCCTAAAACAACTGTTAAATCATCTACCTCACCTTTTATTTTTTCAGGCTGTAAAACGGTCTTAGCATTTCGTAAATTTAGATCCCTTGCAATATTCGTATCCGCTCGCGATTGAATTTTATTTGAAACACTTCTAGTTGTCGTATCTGTAGAAAGTGCTGATAATAAATTATCTACACGAATTTTCTTATTTACAGGATTTCCAGAAGGGTCATCAACGATAATTAATAAATCTTCCGCTGTAGGACTATCATGTGTATTTAAAGCGGGAATTGTTTTATCTGCCATTTACTTTTCTTCCAATTCAGGGATCTCTACCTCTTTAGATTCAGCGGTTTGTAATAATGCACTACATGCTTGTATTGCACCGTCATAACTATGTATACCTCGTTTAGTACTCTCAACTTCATTCTGTAACTGAGAAAGACGCAATTCAAGTGCATCCTTCTCAGTTTTATAATTTTGCTGTTGTTGCATTATTTGAGCAACATTAACATTTTCAATATATTCCATAATATTTAATTAAATTAAGTTACTGTCAATGTAACTGCAGTTAATCCTGAAAGAACTAACAATGCTACAGTTGATCCATCGGTTGTATCTTTAATTGTTCCACCAGCAAGTAAAACGTTAGCTCCACCTAATGTAAGAACATCGCTTGTTGCAACTGTTTCAGATGCTTTGGTGAATGTAAGTCTATTCGTTCCGGAACCTGAAGCATAAACACAAACGTGTGGTCCTCGACCTGATCCGGATCCTTGGTTACCATTAGCAATGGAAACTGTAGGCGATCCAGTAACTGTAACTCTTTCATCCCAAGTGACCTGAACAGATACTGTTCGAGATCCACCTGTGATTGCTGACGCAGTAAATCTCATTGATGTAATAGATGGTGCGGCAAGTGTTGTACCAAGACCGCCCATAGCAACTAAAATTTCAGGGGCCGCGCCAGAATTCTTACTGGCTTTAGTATTGATGACCCAGCCATTGTCAGCGCCATAGATGTCTTGTTTATTGTATACTGCACCTTCTGTAGTACCTATCCACTTTGGTTTTTGTGCTTGCGTACCAGCAGCGGCTTTTCCCCATAAAGGCATTATGTCTCCTTATTAATTTTTAATATTTATAACAACTTTTTAAACTCATTTATAGATATAGTATCTATATTAGAAATATCTTTATTAAAACATTGTTCTTCCTGAATATGTATAAAGTCAACTTCAGGAAAATAATCAGTAAACATTGTTTCAAAATTTTGAATCCACCCTGCCGCTTTCACTGGCAATGCATAACTAGGAGCATAACAATCAGTATCTTTATATATATTGTTTACTTTTCCGTCATTTATGTTAAAATCGAACCCCATTAAATAAACTTTATCTGGTTTTTCTGTCTCACAACATATCCAAGTTGCAAGTGGTCCGGAATCTAACATAGGTATATGTTTTAAATCATCTACCACATTTATTTTATCATGCTTATCTACCCATGTAAACCAATGACAAGGATTTGCTAGTAAATCCATTGTATGGGTATCATCATGAAAAACTCTACTAATCTCTTGTCCGTAATAGGCGAATTTATAATCTGTTTTCTCATTCTCTATTACTTTTATATCAGGTGTCAATGTTGACCTGAAAACTGGATACATATCAGGATCCAGTAACTGAAAATTTCTAAACCAACATTGATTTGATTTAGGATATTGCGATTCTACCAACTCATGTAACATTTTATTATCAATACATATAAGATTGGTTGGTGTCCAATCTCTATACATCGCATTACAACCATATGTTGTATGATCTAATAATAAACTAAGGTCAAAATCTTTACGACTTTCACCATTCCCAATCACTATATACATATTTTTTAATGATAATCAGCATTTCCTAAAGGTTCTGCTGGTCTAGGTGCGGCATATGAATATGCATCTCCGACACGACTAACTGTTCCTGCTTCTACCATATCGTCCAACATTTTTTGTACTTGCTGTGGACTACACTTCAATGCTCGTGCAATTGAAGTCGCGGAAGCGGGCGCGTCATCAGAAGCAAATTCAGCACCAACCGGTACTGCCCTTTTTACACGACCAAAAGAACTGCCCAAATATTCCAATATTGACGTTGTAAGTTTTATGTCTTTAGATTCTTCTGTTATTTTCTCTTTGTATTTACGTACAAAAGAAACTCCTGCGCTTTCTTTCACCGTTGGCTCCATTTTTACTTTGTTATCAACTTTTCCTGTTTCTTTAATTTTAGATCCGATACTATCAGTATCTTCTTCTTTTTCTTTTTTTGCTTCTTTCTGATCGGCTGCCGCCCTGAATTTTCCGGCTTGTTTATCTCTCTTTGCTGCCCACTCCCCGGACTTCTCTCCTTTACCCACAGTACTTTTGAGGCCATACTTGTCTTTCACCATCTTCGCGTGAGCTTGTGTGGCTCTGTGTACTTCGGCATCCTTCTTTGCTGCACCGGCTGCGCGGTTTAATGTCTTTACTGAGAGTTCATCAACAGGTTCTTCTGTATGAGCAAAATCAGGCTCTAAGTCTTTTTTACTACGATTTGCAACTATTGCTTTAGCCTTTTCATATGCAAGTTTTTTTAGTTTTTCTTTAAATACTCTACGTCTTGCATCAATTGTTTCAGGCACTTCTTCAGCATTTTCTAATGCGGCATGAGCTATACCAACCAGTTTAGAACGCATAGTTCGATCTCTTGTATCGACTTTCACTGAAGGATCATCTACTTCTCTAGCACGTGCAGTGGCTTGTTGCTTCTTTTTTGCTGCTCTTTCTTTTTCTGATTGTGCCATTCGTTTTTCTTGTTCTTTATCATTTACATTAGATTGTGTTTCACGTTCTTTATCAGCTGTATTAGCATCTGATTGATTATCTTGATTTGTCCCAGCAGCCTTTTTTGCATTATCAGCTTTATTCTTATCTGCAATTTTTTCTCCTTCGGATTTTGCCTCATCTAGCTCATCATCTTCATCTATTATTGAGCCGGCTGCTTTTTCTAAATCCTCTAATTCACATTCATCTGCTAATCTTTGTACTTCAGGCGAAGGAGCATCTATTGTTCCCATCTTAGTTGCATATGCAAGCGCAACTAATCTACGTTCTGGTGTTTTAATTAAACGTTCACCAATTTCAGTCCATGTAAGTCCATCATACTTCTGATGCATTTCAGACATTAACCAGCCATGATAATTTTCTGTGTTCATTTTCTTCATGACTTTATCAGCAATCTTTTGATCATTCATTAAGATCATTAAAATAGATTGCCGGGGTTCTTCTTCCATACTATCTAAGTAAGGTGCTAACTTATCATAAGAACGTTGCTTTATTAACTTTGCAGCACCTTCAAGAGCCAATTTATCTCTACCTCTTGTTACTTTTGCTAACGCTAATGTTTCTTTATAGATATCAATTACGCCTGGTTTTCCATGAGAGACTGATTCCATATTTGTAACTGTATCCTGTTTCTTGGAATACTCAACCTCTTCTGGATCACCTTTCTTTTTCTTCTTCTTCTGTTGCTTCTTCATATTATCATCTTTATATTCATCCTTAGACATTTCATCTACGTCTTCAACCTCTTCTTTTTTATCAATAGCTTTACTAATAGCTTTTCTTTTAGCGTGAATAACTTCATCAGAATCATCTGTATCGCCATCATTGTCGATATCTTTATCTTTACGATCATCAAACTTTTTCTTTAATGCTTTAGGTTGGACCTTATCTATTTCTTCTCCATCATCTGACTTATCATTAGTATTGTCTTCTTCAACAGGAGGTGTTCTCTTTAACTCCTTTATCATCTCAATATCTTCGGGTGTTATCGCCGTATAATTAGCGGGATAATATTTTGACCAATCCATTATTTGCTCCTGTTGGCAATAATTTTGGAAATCATCTTATCGAATCTTTCCATTTGTTGTTTCCTAATTTTGTCTTGTTCTGATTTAAAATCCTCTCCGGGAGTTAAATCGACAACATATTGTCTATATTTATCTGTTCCTAATTCTAACTGTTTACCTTCTTTAGCTCTATCCTTGTGCCATTCCTTTAATCCGAGTATTTTCTGCAATTTTGGGCGTACTGGCTTACTAATATCAATTTCATTAGTAGGTAATTCATCTATTCTTTCGTACATATATGAAAGATTTGCTACATCATAATTAACATCTTCACCTAATAGGGTAATAAAATCAGCTGCTTTTTTCGTATGTTCTTTTAATTTAGATACTTCCCATAAAGCTATTGGTGCTCCAAAAGCCATTTCAAATCTTCCCCAAAAATCCGCTGCTTCTTTTAAAGCGCGCTTATAATATTCTTTTGTTGTTTTAGTAGTTGCGAACTCTTTTAAATATTCAAATATATCTTTAGTGATATCATCAACCCAATATTCCTTATTTTCAAAAGTGACCTTGTCCATCATTATAGATTCTTTTGGAGCACTTTTTTCTAAGGGACTTTTTCCCGCGGCCGCTTTTGCAAGAATGTCATCTATATTTGTACTGTGCTGTTTTTTTGTCTTTGGTTTATTTGCATTAATAAAATCAGTTTCTGCTTTTTTGGGATCCTTTATTGAATTTTTCATTTTCCCAATTGGCGCACCAGGACCTAACTTTTCTTTTATTTGCGCTTCAACAACTGCTAATTTCATATTTTTTCGTAAAGTTTGATATAACAAACGTTTATCTCTTTCAGCTAATGAATCAGGCAACCCTTCTTTAAACTTATCAAAATCAGCATCAACTGCAAGAGATCTTAAATTAGATGCTGACATACCCGACGCATCATCTGCATCAGGGTCTCTTTCCCCTGCGCTTTCTATATCTATTTTTTTAAAATCATAAAAGCCATGTGGTTTATCCTTAACACCATTGTATTGAGACAAAAGCTTTTTAAATTCATTTATCCTATCACTTCCAGCAACCATAATGATTTGTTCATATCCATCATCATGCAATAGTGAAGCGACTCTCATAACATCATTGGGTTGATCTTTGGAATATTTGAAAATATCTTGGCCTCTAGGCTTAAACATTTTCTTCATCCATTTAACTTTATCTTTATAATCCAATGGATTTTTTTTCGAATCTTGAGAGGAACTTAAAAAAACAAAAGCGTCGGCTCGATTTCGTTTAGCCACAGTTTCAATTTTATTAACTAAAACTTCATGTCCAATCGTAGGGGGATTGAATCGACCAAATGTAAATACAGCGGTTTTTAACGAACCTTCCCGCAATTGCGTAAATGAGATCAATTTTCTCCTTGAACCTTTTCAAGATAAGCGTCTGTAACGGCTTTGTTTACTTTATCATCAGACATTTTTTCAAATCCTATTTCTTCCTCTTCAATACCTTCTTTTGCAACTTTTTTCGCGATTCTTAATACGGCTGTCGCAACATCACTATATTCGCCCGAGAACGGTCCGCTACCAAAATATTCATGTGATTGTGGTTTAATGCTCTCTTTAACAACTTCTCCCGCTCTTGCCCTTTTAAGCTTAGCTTGAGTTTCTGGAGAGGAAGGAGTTTCTCTAGCCTTCTTCCTCATCTCTGCTTCTTTTCTTTTATTATCATACATATCAACGCCTTCTTTGGTATCTTTCTTCTTTTTCAGTTC